GCAGTATCTTTTGTGCTCATTTTTGTTGTATTAATTTTGATAACAGATACAAAGATTATTGCAATGTTTTATTTATCTTGCATAAGTCTATTTATATATATATTTTTACCCAGTATGCGAAAGTGTAAAATCTGCAAGTCGAAGTTTGAGCCCCGTTTTAATTCATTGCAACCCGTGTGCGAAACTCCTTTGTGCATGATTACATGGAGTAGGTTACAACGAGATAAGAAAACAAAACAAGAACTGCAACAAAAGAAAGTGGACTTAATGACTGCAAAGGATTGGATAAAAATAGTCACCGTTCACTTTAACCGCTTCATTCGTAACCGTGACAAAGAGAAAGGTTGTATTAGCTGCTGCAAACCATTCACAGCTAAGTATGATGCAGGGCACTTCTACTCAACTAAGGACACGCCCTCGCTAAGATTTGATGAAGAAAATGTGCATGCACAATGTGTGCATTGCAATAGAGATTTGAGCGCAAATCTTTTGAATTATCGTGATGGTTTAATCAGTAGATATGGTGAAGAAATTATCTATTCGCTATACAAAAAACGGCAGACATATAAGAAGTGGACAATCGAAGAACTAAAAGAATTGAATAGAATTTACATAAATAAAAACAAGTGAAATGAAAAAGCCTCCACACGTTTGTAGAGGCTTTTTCGACTTGTGCTTTCCCTTAATCAGAAACTGAATCTTACTTAACCAAAAGTAGATAGTACAAATATATACTACTGCTCTATTTTTCCAACTGCATTAATAACTTTTTTACCGGTTCGCAAATTTATGAAACATTGGTCACCATCGTTCTTGCCCTGAGCCGGATATTCTTCGTACTCGCCCCATAGAATAGGGTCTTCAATAGTTGTATTATCGAAGTGCAAGGTGTTTGTTGCAGCATCATAAAAGAACTGAGTGTCGGCAACTATCTTTAGACTATTGTCCACACCTTCGCCCGGTTTAAACTCTTTCACCCATGTGCAACCGTAAACATAATCAGATGGATATTTAGCACCGTTAAATAATTTCCAACGTACAACATAACCAGGATATAGCTTGCCGTAGCTAGTTATAAGTGATTTGTAATTTATATCACTAAACTTTATACCATTAAAATAGGGCACTACCTTGTAAGTGTTGCCGCTCACCTCTATATCGCATGCATGGTGTGTAAGTTTGCCCACAGTTGAAGTAGAATTGAAACGTGTTACTTGGCGCGTGAACCTTTCTACCATGGCATCATTCCAGCCAGTAGCAGCGTACATATCATTTTTAAATACACGGTTGGTAGAGGTTGCTCCTAAACCTTCACGGCCTAAGAATAATTTATACCGATATTCTGTTTTAACGTCCATCCATGGTTGACTGGTTAACGGATAACCAGCGCTGTCTGTCTGCGCATTTACGTTCGCCCACATATCTCCACTTCGCACCATTTCATATTGATTGCCGTTGCGATTAATTACAAGTGAGCCCTCAGGATGCCTGTATGTTTGACCTGCGAACGGGCCTTGAGTAACTGTGAAAACTTTTGAAGCTAGGAACCATTTGTAACTATTGCCTTGCCATCCGTAATTGGTGTACATGAAGGTATTATCATACGCATCGAGGTACTGTAAAATATAGCCAGCAGTTCCGCTAAACTTCGCACTATCAACTCTGAATGAGTATGTAGTTAGTGGAGGCTTGCGTGTGATTGGGTCTTTCTTTGTGAAGTCTGATAGTACAACTTTAGTAATCGAGTATTGAACAAACTCATTTGAATTTGCATAGAACTCTACACACTCAGGCGGTAGATTGGCAAGGCTTGTGGCCTTCGCAGGATTTGATTGTGCGCCTCCAAAAAGTGAAAGGCACAATAGTAAACATAGGGTGATTTGTTTTTTCATTTTTATTGTGTTGTGGTTTTAAATTTCTTTGCATTGCGGTCAAACATTAAATTCATTTGCCGTATGTGGAATTTGATATAAGAATCTGAGCGGTCATTGACACGCCTCATTTCCATGTTATAACACATACATCCACCTATTGACTTTATAAGGTCAGCGCATGGACAGTGTGACTTAAAATTGTTTTCCATCTGTTTATTTGTTTCATCAAATATACAAATTTAATCTTTCGCCAAAAGTTTCTCGAGTTCTAAAAGGTCGGTCATTGCATCGTGGTAGTTTACTGAATCACAAAACTGTTGCGACATCATATTGTAGAAACCTTCTATACTAAAACCGTTGAATGAACCTTGTTTAATCCCTGACCACACGGTGTCGTTTTCAATCTTCATGCCTACAAACCAACTACCAACGGGTATATCAATGAATCCTAATTGAACACTTTTATCCATCTCGCTTTCCTTTATCCACGTTTCAACAACGGTGCAACCTTGCACGGTCAAAGCATGGTCAATGGTCGCGTTGTTTTGCTGTTGCATTTTCATGTAACGCTGCGATGTTTCTAAAATAGTTTCCTTTGGGAAAGTCATGTAATATTCCTCACCTTGTTCATCTATTCTTAAAATGTGAAGGTCAGGAATAAGCACGGGGCCAAATACCATGCGCCTTTCAACATCTACTTCGGCCAACTTTATTTTATTGCCCTTAGATAGTGCAACAAAGTTTTCCATGATAGCAGGTGCATCGACTAGACTAATAGCTTGCACGCCCATCATACCTTCATCGTCCATTTTACATACAACAACTTTCTTTTTTTTATTCATAACCTTGATAGATTTTCAATTTTACTTCTTGCTTCTGTTGCATCGGCAACGTCACCTGCCAACACATAACTCATTGCAGCTTGTGGTGGTCTATTTCCAATGAAGTCAGTATTCACTGGATTGAATGCAGGAACACCCGCACCCGCATTTGGTGAACTTCCACCGCCTGTACTAACAGAACCACCGCCACTTGATGAAGTGGATCCGTATTGTTGTGATGCAATATTTTTTACTTGTGCGAAACCTGCGGCCAAACTTATACCGGCTGCTATTTGTGGAAACGGTGGCGGCAATGGAGTGGTTGCTAAGGCATTTGATGCGGCCATAAAAGCGTTTATTGTGGCATCGGCTATTCGTAGTCCTTTACTTATTTTAAACTGCGCCCTTGCTTGTTTTTCATTCTTTGCATTAAAGCCATCAGTGATTGCAATGAGTGCTTGTATGCCTTGTTGTGCGATTTGAACCTTTGCTTGTGCATCGGCTCGCTTCTTATCTTGGTCTTGCTTCGCGTATTTGTCCTTAATATCTTGAATCGCCTTTTCCTGCTGTGCGGTCAATTCTAATTCACCGTTGCCAAGTTCCTTTGCGAGTTCAATTTTTTCAAAGAAGTGTTCACGTATTGCAATTATTTCTTTATCCTGCGCACTCAAACTTGCCTGAAATATTTCTTCGTCTAAAGCTTCCTGCTGTGCTATTCTTTCTTGGTTGGCTTTTACCGCTGCTGCAAACTTTTCAGCGTTGATGCGCTCTAAATCTTTTGCCGCTTGCGCTGCTGCCGCTGCCTCTGCGTCCTGAATTTCTTTTAACTTCCTGTTTTCTTCCTCGATTAATTTATCATTCGCAGCCTTTTGGTCTGCTGCCCTCTTTTCACTTTCGGCCTTTGCCTTTTCACGTTGTCCTAGCACTATTCCTGCTCGTTGATTTTCAAGTGCTGTTAGTGCCTTTAGCTGTGCATCTGCTGCGGCCTTGCCTTCATCTGCTATTTGTTTTGGGTCAAATAATAAATTTAGACCGCTGTCTTTTAATCCATTCAAACCTGCGCGTAGTCCAAAGTCTTTACCAAACGCCTGACCCGCACCATCAATTGCAGCGAGTAAGAACTCCAAAGGCTTAGTGATAAAATCTAAAATACCTTTGAGTATATTTCTATTTCTTTGCTCTGCTGCAATTTGACTTTCTAATGTAATTCTTGCGCTGTCAATAGCCGCACGTTGGGCCAAAATAGCCGCATCTAATTGTTTTAGTTTTAGTTGAAGTATTTCGGCTTCACTTTTACCAGCAAGCCTTAAAATGTTTTCCTGCTCACCTACGGCGTTAACGTTTTCACGCGCAGCATCCGCACTCTTTTGTGACGCCAAAGCAAGTTCTTGCTGCTCACTGCTTACACCGTCAATCAGTCCTTTGAGTTTATCAAACTGAGTAATCACCACAGCGATGGCCGCACCGATTAAGAATATTGGATTTACTAAAAGAGCCTTACCTAACTGAGCGAAACCACCAACTGCACCTTTGACTTGATTAGTTAAATCTGAAATCTTCACACCCTTAACCGCTCCAGCTATACCACGAAAAGATTGTCCAACTCCTTCAAAGTCTAATGAAACCAAACGTTGGCCAAGATTGCCAACGTTATTGCTTAGACTTTCAAACGCATTACCTGCATTGGCTCGCACGGCTTCGCTTGCATCATTTATTTTGTCTTTTAAATCACCTGCCTTTTTAGAAAGTTCTGTGAACGCTTTAGTATTTGGGTCAAGAGTTGAAAGTTGCTTTTGCATTTCTTTCAACTGCGAACGCAAAGAACCCGTAGTCTTTTCAAGATTGCCCAAAGAAGTATCTACCTTGTCAATATTGGCAATGGCACCCGTTGCATCGGTTGTTAGTTTAACTACATACTCCTTACTAGTTGCCATTGAATAAATATTTTACGATTAATAAACCAACACCAAACCACATCAAAATTGATAACCACTTGCATGCTTGAATAACTCGAAGCCTCCAACCATTTATTGAACGGGCCTTATATCCAGAAGGCTTTATGCCCTCGCGCAGTAGCATCGTACATTTTAGAATTGAATCCCTCATGTGTGTCGTGTTTGTGTATATTTCAAAGTAGCTGACAAAAATATGTTATTGTGAGGGTGTCCACCACCGCCAGTTGAAGTAATTGCCAACCGATGCTGCGCAGTATTTGTAGTGTGGTCAACTGTCAAAGAAAACACTCCAATGTTGTCCGTTCCGTATGTTTTATTTATTGTAGCCGCGTTGGCCGTTCCACTCTTTGAAAGTCCTACTATAAACGTTGCGATGCCTTGCGCAGCTATTACGCCTGCTGTTACCTTTATAATCGAAACGGTTATTTCACACGAAAGAAAAGTTTCATCTATTAAATCAATTCGTTTAGCTCTTATACCTTCAATAAATAATTCTATCGGGTCACCGCTTGCTGTCCAATCATCCGCACCGCTTAACATTATCATGCCACCTTGTGCACGGCCAAGTGCGGTGTCGCGGTCGTCATCATTCCAACCGCCGCCCAAGTGAAGGCCTGGAGTATTTGCATACACGTTCTTTCCAAACATAGCACTACCACGCTGTGCACCTTCCATTTCTAAAGTGTCACCTACTGCGATGCTCATTGGATTGCCTTGTGCGCTCCTTAAACCATAGCCAGCGTAAATACTTTGCACGTTGTCCGGCTCAGAACTTGAATTTGTAGCAAGTGATAGTGTGAAGTTATTCGCATTGCCAAACCCACCGCCCAAAGGTCGCTCAGGGTCGCCCGTAGGAGGAAAGGCATAGCAATAACTTGTACTTGAATCCCAAAAGTAACCATACCTACCACAGCATAATTCATTCGCTGCTGCTGGGTCGCCTGCGTTATCCTCAAAGTTTACAATACCATTAATACCTACGCTCACTGGTGTTATATCACAATCGGGTGAAAGGTCAAGTATTTTAATTAGTCTAACTTTGGTCACATCATTGCGCCCAACCTTATAGTCTGCTATTTCTAAAATTCTCCAGTAGCTATCCTTTATCCATATCTTATCTTTGAATTTGAACTGCAGAATGTCGGCAAGGGTCAAAGCAAAATATGCCTCCATGAACCTCGCTTGTGGTGAATAGATTTCGTTTAAGTATTCACGAAAGTAAAGATTGAAAAGGTTGCTATACGGATTGCCCGTTATTATGTGAAGCGGTGTTTCGGGTGCAAAGTTCAAATCATAATCATCTACCTCTGCATTAACGTTTGAGTAGTTGTTTATCAAATTAACGTTGGTCATTACGCCCACTGCTATGCCTTCATCGTATAAGCTCACTTGTGCTTGGCCAGCTATGTATAAAATGCGAAGTCCTGGAACTACAAACTCACCACTTTCATTTACAAATTTTGGAACAGGTATCGAAGTACCGTTGATATAGTTGCTTGGTGTGCTTTCAAAAGCAAGCTCCACCGCTAATTCATCGCGTGCAAAATCATTCGTGTCGGCTGCGCTTCCCGCTGTGTAACCACTAACTACATAATCGCCATAAATTCTACCGCGTTTCGTGAACTGTTGGCTTAGTATGTCGCCACCTTCTTTATAGGTGAATTTTAAAACCTGCTTTTGTTCATCCGTGGTGGGTGAAATAACCACATCTTTAGTCAAATCAAGTTTGCCAGTCCAGTCTTTTACTTCACCATCGCTCAAATATGGAACGATTGGTTGAATAAATAGTTTATTCGGAATATTGCGGTCAGGTATTGCCACACAATTATGCATGGCCAAGATGCCTTTGAAGAAATCAATCTGTAATTTATCAGGCGCGTTGGCTGCAAATGATAAAGGCTCACCCGCTATTGCGTTTTCAGTTGCTATCAGTGCCCATCCCGTGCCCGTGTTTGGGTCATTCGTTGCCGAACCTTTAACGGTGTATGTTTGAGTTATGTTGTCACCTATTACAAGTCTTATTTGAGCACCTGCAATTAGAAATACTTGCACCGTAGTTTGGTAGTTTGTTGCGTTTCCGTTTCCATTAAAGGCAATCGCGGGCGTAGAATACACAACAGCATCGCTGCTATCAACTATGCGCATATAACGGTGCCCATTTACACCACTTGGAGGGTCAACAGTTGACCACAATTTGAATGTGTAGTAACCCGTGAAAGGTGTGGTGTAAACATTCGTGGCAAAATCATTACCGTTGTCGAATACCTCACTAACTGTTACCGTTGTACCGGGTAATATCGAAGCCGTAAACCCGCTAATATCAGTCAATGCCCCTGCATTAAAGAAGTAGGAAGAACTATCAACGCCACTTTGGTTGACCTTTGAATTTACATAGGGTATCCAATAACCTTCAAGTATCGAATCTATACCTGAGCCGTCATAAGTGAACCCTGCTGTCTCAACTATCTTTTTAAATAACCACTTAGCATTTACAAGTGGCGTCATTCTATTGGGCGTAACACTGTACACGTTTGCATCCATTACACTTTGCGTTCCTGCCTCACCTTGTTCGCTCCATTTGTACCCACGGTCGGCCAATCCGTACTTCCAATTTCCATTAACGTCACCGTTCACAACGTTATCATAAAGCATGTCATGCGCAAGTGCGGTGTAATCTAAATCTTTTAATTTACTGTTACCAATAGCCCGTGAAATATCAGGCGCCTCAGCAAAGAACACAAGCTCAAACTCTGCTACCGTTCCACGTCTTAAAACACATCGCTTCAACTGCACATGTCCTTTATCTATTGGTATGGTGTTGACAGTTAAAATAGCCGGTGCCTTCTTATGAAACGAAAACGAACCGTCATAGTTCACATCAAACAAAGGGCCGAACAATCCAATATTAGTTTCAGTTCCTGGCACTCTAAATTCACGAGTGAACGCACCGCGAACGGTTAAATCTTTTATATCTGTGAACTTCCAACTGAGTGAAATACTTTCATCGGGATAAGTATCGACTACTGCGCTATCGTTTGTGTATGGGTTGGTGATTGTTAGTAGTACGCTCATACGTTCAAGTCATTTGCATAGCGAAGTTTCAATGTTAGGTTTTTCATCTTTCCATTACGCTCACGAGCTGCGGTGTAGTCGTTCTGCTCAACTAACATTGGTATGTGCGTACCGCTATCGAGTACCATGTGAACGGCGTCGGATACTATTAAGCCTTTCAAATATTCAAACTCACCTTCTTGAATCCAATCTGAATTTACAGTTATGAACCTTTGAACAACGGGCTTTAATTCTTTCAACCCTGCGTCTGTAGGTAGGAATCCGAATATTGCAGCATCGTATGTGCCGACTACTTTCTCATATCTCTTTCGCTCTACTTGAACACTTTCTTCATTCTTTTTATTGAAATTAAAATACTCCCAACCTCCACGACTTCCTACCCATGCTATACGCACGTTATCGTGTTTGCACTCTTGGTGTATTCCGTAGTGGTCTATGTTTACAAGGTAATAGGGTGCGCTAATTGCACCTTGTGCTTGCACCTTTAAATACTTCCAATTCGGATAATCTTGCGGCTTAATTGTCAATGCCATTGCGCTGCCGTTTAGGTTGGCAGGGTAGACGGCTGCGTGTTGCGTGTGACCTGCATCGGTTCCTGAGAAAGTTTCTGCAACAGCAGCGCCAGAACTAGGCATTATTGAAACTACTAAGTTACCATGATAAGGCTGCGCAGCACCAGCACCATCTATTGTAGTTATAACACCATAATCACTTTCTCGCACCGGTATAATTATCGCGTTCGGGTCTGCATTTATTAGCGGCTCTAAAGTGAATTTGTAGGTGTCCTTTTTGCGGTCTGATAAAAACCTTGACTGATTATTGTTCATTCCAAAAACAGTCACAGAGCTTAACTCATAGCCATTCTCAATTTGGTTTTTTGCATTTATAACCCCTATAACGCCAGGCATAGAGACTTCACTTGCTACATTAACCGTCAATGTACCACTCACTATCCATGCTTCGATTATTGATAATGACACTTCAATATTGCTATCAAATACATGAATGTTTGTGTCATCGGAAAATGCGTGAATACTTGCTCCATAGTTTGTTTCCCTTGTTCGAACAAATTTAGAAGCTAAAGGGGCAATATCAAACACTAAAGCACCTGCTGGGTTTGGTGAAATGTAGAATGGATATGTAAATACACCAACATTTTCAGGGTCTGCATTTGCAACATAAACCTCAACAAAATACTTAAACCCATCAAGTAAGACATTTGTGCTTGTTGCTGTTACTATTATTTTGTCACTTATAGCGGATAATAACTGAGGTGTATGTGTTATGGTTATCGCCATTTAATTGCATTTATTACCTAACAATTTTTTAAATATATCAAAGTCCATATCATCCACGTCACAATCACCATCCATGTCCGTTGTTATGTTTTGGCATGGCATACCGTACTGCGCAGCTATTATAATTGCATCGCTATTATCTATTTGGAGGTCACCATTAAAGTCACCATAACACGAGTGCCTTGTTATCTCAACGCTTGCTGATATGTCTTTTATTTGATTAGTTTGAAAGTGAAATGAACCATTGCTATTGTAGTGTGTGAAGTAGGCATTACCCGGCATTACAGAGCTGTTATACCTACCACAAATTATTTCGTTTGCCGTGCTATTTGGCCCAACGTAATTACAACAATAGGATAGTTCCCAATGGTAAAATTGACCGCCATGTATGGGTGCGAAAAGTATAAATGTAAATTCCTGAAGTGGTATGCCTTGTGGATATATCCATGCAGGAAGTGTAGTATTTGTGTAATCGCTAGTGCCTACTAAAATATTGTTTTGGTCAAATAGCCTAAATTCTATATCGTTATCCACTATATAAGTTGTGGCTAGTCCTATGGTTAAAGTCAGCATATCACCATCGTCACACGCTGTAAAGTATTGGCCAACATCATGCCCACTCATAGTGTGTTGCGGCTTAGTTGCCTCATAACAAACCTGCCCACTTCCAAGTCCTGAAAGTAGCAGTGCAAATAATAATGTTGTAATCTGTTTCATAATTAATTTGTTTTTTTTCGTGAGTTCAAAAGTAGTCTTAATTCAATTTCCTTTTCCATGGCTTCCAAAAATAATTTACCATCGTCATCTTGTAACGTGGTTTCTATTGCCTCGGTAAAATACCTGACTGCGGGTGTTCCGTTCTTGCTTATGCCTCGTGCAATGGCTATGGCTGCACCTAAAACGGGGTCAGTTGTTTTGCCCCGTGAATTAATATAAGGCTGCATGCTGATGAACTTGCCATTCTTATCTTTCAACTTAATAGGCTTCCTTTTTATCCAATCCATGATTGGTTTAATCTTTGGAACCTTTGCACCCTTCCTTCTACCGTATTCAACCACATCCGCATATTGCCTTGTGCTTTCGCTTTTGGTTGTAAAGTCAATAGTTGTTTTGTTGTTCCGGTGCCTTGGCTTATATGTCAAATCATTTTTTAACGTGCCGGTACTTACCGCCCTTCTACGCTTACCGTTTACTATTCGAGTGGCACCAAGATTGCGCTGCGCACGTTCCACAACCATTTGGCCGAACGCCTTCGCTGCATCTTGTATGTGCTTGCTTTCCATTTTTATTTACTGTAGATATTCTTCCCAAGTTACGTTAACCACAAAGTGAGTAGTTGCAGCGTTGGCTAAAACACCTTGTATCAATACGCTTTCATTTGCATTTAAAATAAATGGGTCATCTTTTGCTAATTCAAAAAGCAATGAGTATTCTTTGTGTTGAATAAATCCAGCAGCAGTATGTAACCTATCTACAAATTGAGTGCTTATCGTTGCTCCGGCCGTTGCAGTAATAGCAGTTGCTACACCCCCGTCACTTGCATTTCCACCTCTAGCTATACCAACCGCAGTTGCATCTGTCGTGTTCCATTTAGTAGATGTAAGTATTGTGCCACCCGTAGGAAGTGCTGCAAGTCTTGATAGCTTTATTGATGGAGATACTGTGGCTAATAAAACGGTAGTATCAACCAATATTTCCAACTTCTTAATAGCTATTTTCTTTGTACTGACTAAAGGATTTTCAAGTGTAAATATATTTTGTGGAGTCGCTGCAGTTCCTAAAGTCCTAAATGAACTTAAAGTATATTGACCTGTTCTATTTCTCGTATTTGATTCTGCAATAGCAACTTTAAAGTTTCCCGAGTTACTTAATGCGGTTGGTATTGGTTGCATATCTCCAAACCACGTATCTAACACTAAGTTTGTAGTTGCACTTGCTCCCGTATTTTGTACATTAACCTTACCATAGTTTCCATTTATTTGTATGGCTTCATTTAATGGTGCGTTTGCTAGTCTAGTAAAAGTAGTTGTACCTACCAATTGAGTTCCTGCTGCATCTATATATTGTAATATACTTATAGTGCATGGTTGGTCAACTCTCAAAGAAACTATAAATGATTTACCAGTTAATAGACTTTCTACTACACCTGTAAAAGTTGCACTTGCTGCTAATTGAGCAGTACTACTATTGCCAGTGCTTTGAGTAAAAATAGTAGCACCTATGTTAACCGGTATATTCGATTGGTTGGAAGCGATAACAACGGGCGAACTATTCGCCATCGTACCTTGACCATTAGGATTGTTTGGTGTATATGCCATGTCTTATGTTATTATCCAAGAGGTATTATCTGAGTATATCGTTATGCTCTCGTCTAAACGATTGAGAACTGCTGTTGCACCACCATCTATTAGTTCAGACGCGAAACAATCTATCGTGCATGAATTAGCAGAGCTCTTTTTCTTAATTATAAATACTGCTGTGTTTGAAATAGCCGTTGGAAGATTTACCGTAATGCTATTAGAGGAGGTATTCAATAAAATTATTTTAGTGCCTGCTGTTGCCGTTTCATTGTGCGCGGATGCTGTTACCGTAATAGTGCTATAAGAAGATCCACCGCCTGCTACATTGGTTAATTCTGTTTCAACTCCCGATGAATTTTTATAGTACAATTTACCGTCAGGCTTTGGATACACATGACCAAAACCCGCAGCAGGTGTGCCAGGTGCCACCGCCTGTTCAGCTATCGTTATTTCATCGTAGTTGGCCTTGCCCATTATACAACAGTAATTGTAACGTTGGTTGCTGCTATTGCACTTTCAATAGACAATGAGTTCACGCCTATTGACACAACTGCAACTTCTATTACTGCACCAGTGCTATCTTTTACACTCGCTACAAAGGCATCTTTATTTGCAAGTGATAGGTTGTGAGTAATGGTCAAAGGAGTATTAGCAACCAAAGTAATCGCATTTTGAAAATACTTTTTAGCATAGCCCTGAGCCGCGTTGTACGTTGCAAGTTTCAAAGGTGTAACCGCAAACGTATCATTGGTGCCCGCGTTGGTTTCCGCTTGTGTAGCAATTTCTATTATACCTGCAACCGTTTCTGTGGATGGTATAGAGTTGCCCTGTATAACATCGTACTCGGTTGCCGACCGCCTAACTAATTGGTCGCCTATTTGAACATCTGCACTAGGTGAAAATGTCACACCCGCAAATGTCAATGTGCCTGCAACGTTCATGTAGTACACATCACCATCGCTTGCACCCGCTGGAGCAGTGGTCAATGAAGCGTGCGGACCATTGTATTGCATCATGCCTGCTACTGGAGCAACTGCGCCCGTCCATGCAGCACCAGTCCAAAAGTAGTTTATGTTTTCATCAGTGTCGTAACACTGCAAGCCAGTGTGGTTGCTATTTAGTGTAGCACCAAGTACCGTCCTTAGTGCTGTGGTTAACGGGTTTAAACGAAAGTCTTTTATGATATTGACCTTCTGACCGTTTAAATTTACATATATGCCTTTTTCTGCCATTTGATTATGATATGATTATTGTGTGATTTTGCAAATTTATGTTAGAACTTACCATTACATCTTGGTTCGTCTGATTAATATTAACAACTACCTCGACTTCGTTATTAGCCGTATTCAATACCATTACACCAGTCACCAATGCCACACCGTGTGTGCTTGCTGCATACGTTGCTGTCAATGCGTTTGGTAGTTTAGTTGTGTATGGTGTCGATATGGTGTCTACTATTTCAAGTATGCTTTGAATGATTGGGCACATGGCCAACTCTTCACAATCAAGACCACCTACTGAGGGATTTCCTACACCCGGCCCACTTGAACCTGGAGTTGAAAACGTTGCAGGAATATCGCAAACATTCCACTCAAATGGAACTGAAATAGATAAAGACAATTGCACACCACTCAAAATGTGCTCGCCTTCTTGCGTTACATAAGTTGCCGTTGGTGTGCCCTCGATACTCACTTGCTCACCGAAGAATGTTCCGACTTTTATCAATGCGCATAAGTCCTGAGCCAACTGTAAACAATCGCTCAACGCTTCTTTTTCGTGAACGGTTCCGTCATTCTTTGAATGGGGCAAATCGACAAATACTATATTGAAATTGTGAATGGCCTCGCCCGTGTTCATTTGCACACTCTCAGGTTGCACAGCCATGCTTGGATACTGAGACTCTTTCGCTGTGCTGTCATTTTCATACTGCCCATAGTTGAACATCTTAATCATAAAATGCTCGTCAGCAAACTGCTTAAACCTAGCTATCAGCGCGTTGTATGTGCTTGCGTTGCTCAATATTGTAATCCTCTATGTAACATAAATGAGTGAATAATTCGTAAATAGGTCTTTGCAAAACTAAGTCAAATTTCGTTATGTCCCGCTCCGCTAATGTTTCCAAAATTGCGAACCAACCATAGTTAGTTGCTAAACCTGGTTTATTTCTTTCTTCGCCATCGTCATTTGCGCCTCCAAATAATCGCTCAAACCTTGTTGAAGTTTCATTTCTAAACTTGAAAAAAAAAACAAAGCTCCAAAGACTTTATCCATTGGCAATGCTTCAATGTACTTCATGTAGTGACGTGTTCCAGCAGCATCGTAGGGAATCAGATTATAATTATCTCCCCAGCTTTCTTTGATAGGTCGGTAAAGCACCGCCATAAGTTTAATGAGGTATGAATAGTCCGCACCCTTCTTATTTTGAAATACCATTTTACCGCACTCGTCCATGTCTATGTACTCAGCTGCACTCATGTTCTGCAGGTCGGGGATGAAAGCCAACTTCATGGAACGCAAACCTATTTTAACTTTTATCTTCTGCTCCAGCGGTTGTGACTCGTGTGAAATTATTTCATTGAACACTTCACAAATCTTTTTTATGCTTTCCATTTTAAGTGCCAGCACCTTTTCACGGGTCAATCCAGTTGCAACTATTGCACGTTCAATTTCGTCAATAGCTGACTTGTAATCACAGTATTGTTTGAGTGTGATTTTGGAAAGTGAGCGGATGTAAATGTTCATATATCGCTTGGCATTATGATTATAGGGTTGCCATCTGCACCCGTGATTTCTTGTCTAACCGAAAACTCACCTTTCTTTTTTCGCTCTAAATATTTTAACGCAAACTCAGGGTCAACAAGTCCATCAATAACACTTCGCCTTGCCTTTAATACAGGGTTTTCGCGTAGTGCATCAAACCTGTCAACTAACTCTGGGTTTTCTTCTATCCAATTATAATAGGCTGTTCTTGATATGCCCGCATAAAAACAAGCTTCACCAATAGTTCCGTCCAAAGCAAATACCTCTTCAAGTTTATTTACAATCTCATCAGTAAATTTTGGCGGTCTACCTATTTTTTTTTTATCATCCATTATCTTGATTTTTTATGTGTACTCTACTTCAAATATATGTGATTTATCTGTTCTCTTACCGTTAGCAATCCTTATAAAAATATGCTTTGGACAATTATTTGAGCGAGCAGCTAGTGTAATAGATGGGAACGTTCCTGTGGAGACGCCCTTTGTCACTTGACACTGTTTACTTCGTTCTTGACCAGTTAGTTGTTTTGCCGGTAAAGCTCTTTTTAATACACGATACGCATGATAATTATTCATTGATGCAGAACACCACTCAAGGTTTTCAATCCTATTGTCGTCTCTAACACCATTTTTATGGTTAACTTGTGGATATCCAATCTCCCCGTAAAACGCTTCGCACATTAGTCTATGTACTAATTTTGTAGTTCTTTTTTTATTTTGAAACATTCCGACTGTCATATACCCATAATGGTTTTTCTTCTGCTTTCTGATAGTTCCTTTTCTTATGTTTATCACAGTTCCTTTATCTGAAACTATGTATTTGGGGAATGAAGGTATAATTCTAAATTGCTTTTCCATGTTCCAAATATAGGTGTTTTACCGAGTAATACGCATTTTTACCGCTTATTTTTTCTCATTTTTATCAAAATTATATAGGTGAAATCCTAGTAGAAAAGATAAAGGTATTCCAACCATAACAAAAGTATCATGATATTTCTTGTAAATTAAGAAATAAACGGCCATGCAGCATACAAAGTGCCTTGCAAAGTTCGTAAAATGCCAAGCATCGGTAGTCCAAACCAATAGCGTTGTGCTGAATAGGTGCAATTCTTGGTACTTCACATTGAAAAGGTAGTTGTATAACCTGCGAAGTTTGGAATATTTACGGTCACCGTGAGGCACAGGCGTTCCATCTGCAAAGATTAAATACTTTGAAGTCCAATCGTATCGTCTATAATACTCGGTTGATTGTATTTTATCTGCTATCGCCTTTAATACTCCGGCAAATAGGGCATGAAGTAGAATGAAGATTGTTATTACTGTTGCCGTCATTTAATTTTATTGTATTGGTGCCAAAATATACTGAGCCATAAGGCAAGTACTACACCTGTTGCTGCAAGTGCGCCACCTCGATACTCCTGTGCGCTGTCAATTATTGCAGTGACTAGGCCAACGACTATAAATAGTGCCATAAAGAATAAACCCGCCTTTTGGTTGTTCAATATGTACTCAAAGAAGTTTTGTGCAGTTCTCAAAGGTTTCTTTTTATAAATAAAATAATCAACTCCACCGAGTATCGCCAAGGCTATAAATGTAAACATAAAGCCTATACCAATCCAACTGAGTGTTTTATTTGGCACCACAATAAGGGCGCAGGCTATCAGGAATGAAGCAATGAAGACTCTTTGGTTCTTGTGGAATATCCACACGCATAGGCTATAAATATACAGTTTTTTCATTTGCCCTCCTTTACTACTCGATTAAGTGCATTAATTATTTCGTTCACACAACTAACGCAGGTGCTCGCTTCCACATAGGTAGCAGAAACTTTGTTTGCCCACTTGTATAAATTCACGCGCTCTTCATTGAATATTGTGTTCTTGCCTTCGAGCGATTTCATAAACTCTGCCAGGTTCTTTATTTGTTCATCGGTCAAAGGCACCGCACCCTGCTTTGATGTGTGCCGTCCCCATTTCTCCGCTGGGCACTTGCTAATTGATAGCTTAACTTTGGCACGTACCACGCACCCACATAGCTTTATCTTCTTTCGATAGTGAGTTGCCGTGAGTTCATCATTCTGCACATCGTTACCTAATACCAAAGTGCCGCAACTCTTCGTGGTTTCTTTGTAAAACTTGCAAGCTAGGCATATTTCTAGGCGTGTAGCCTGAACTGACTGTGGTGCTATTATGTTTATTGCCATAATTTATTTAAACAAATATTTGTAATATTTATTTTTTAGTATATTTTTGTCAAAAATAAAACAACTATGGCAAAGTCAATAAAAAAAGTTATCGAAAGAAAAAGAAGCGGTCCAAAGGTCGGTAGCCGTTGGTCTCAGCGTAGCAGATATGTTAAGTCACTTATTCCTTTATTGGAGGCGCGTTATGGCACCTTAGACAGTTTGGCCAATGAGAATGGTATAAACCGATTAACGGCTATTAAATTCATGTGTACACCCGGCAAACTTCGTGCAGACTTGGTGTGTACACTGTTTGCAGAGCTTGGAGTGCCCGCTTGTGACTATATGAAAGTAATAGGTGAGGGTGAGGAGTAACGGCTGATAATTGGCGTAGTGCCAAACGAAAAGTTAAATCGAAGTACAAAACTTAAAAATTAGAACAATATGTCAAACGAAGAACAAAACGGCTTTTTTGCCAAACCCGTGTTACCTGCTGTGCTTCCCGATGCAGATTACATTAAGGAACTCGAAGGGCTTATTTGCTTTTTGGCGAGGTGCTATGAAAAGACAAAGGAAACCTATTTTGATAAGCACCTG